GACCACAACTTTTTGCTGCGCCTGCTCCGCGTTTTTATTCGCTTTTGATACTTCATTTAACTTTGCTGCCCTGCCCATATCTGGGTTTGCGATGAGTTGTTCGGCCCTTTTTGCATAAGCAACTCTACTTGCATACGCTTTTACTCCAGATCCTTCATACTGTTGTTCAAATGCTATTGTTTTGCTTATGGTGTTATTGGGCGCTCGCTTGAGTGCTTCTAATGATTTTCTATGTGTTGTCCTCAATTCATGTAAAAGAAATTGATAGTTTGTTTCTGGATCTTTTGTTGTAGTTCCCCTGGCTTTAGCAAATGCTTCAAATCGCCGCCTCCTGATCCCAGTCCATTGTGCATAACCAAGACCTCCTCGTCCTCTTAGAGGATTCATTTCTTGTATTCCAGGTTTGAGTCCCATAGACTCGTGACCTAAATTTCCTAAAATGGCAGCAGCCTCTTTCTGATTTAAGTTCAAATCTTTCATCAATCTTGGCAAAAGCTCCTGAGCTCCATTATCAAAAGATGCGTTCGTTTTTATGTTTGATGGAAATCGTCTCTGCGTAGGTTCTCTCACATAATCATTTTCTGTCATGTTGGCAGAGACATTCGAGGATATTCCTACACCATCTAGTCTTTCTCTCAATAGATCTACAGAACTCTTTAGTTCGTTGTTCGATTTTTGTAGGCCTTCTGAAGTTTCGTTCAGTTCTTTTGTAGACTCATCCAGTTTCCCAGCTTCTTCTTTTGCCAGTTTTGGCTCCTCACTGTCGTTTTCTACACCGGTTATCTTATCGGAAATCCAGCCGCCGCCGATAGAACCTACTATTCCTCCGGCTATCGCTCCAATTCCCGCACCTATGGCAGTGCCGACCCCGGGAAATATCATAGTACCTATAGCCGCTCCGGTTGTACCTCCGGCCCAGGCTCCCCCCGTTCCTCCAGCCATCTCTCCAGCAACTCCACCAGCAACTTGCAGTACACCTTGCCCGTCAGCAATTCTTTCTCCGGCAGATAGAGCTCCAGAGATAATAGGCACGGCCCTCCCTGCCGTTCTAACGAGAGCTTTAGCTCCTACCTTTGCGCCGGATTTTAATGCTGATGTAGCCGCGGTTGTGACACCAGCTTTGGGTATTGAAACCTCAGGTACCTTGGCAGATAATCCTTTTGCAGCTCTTTTGGCATTTCTTCTGATTTCTCTTTTTTCTGATTTTGTGGGCTTATGTGGCGTTTCCTCTGTTTTTGGCACCGCCCCCGGAGAGTTCCTCATCCCTCTCTCTGTACCCGACATCATGGCGTTCGTTGATATTGTCGTGGCGTCAACACCACCTACTCCCAGTTTTTCTTTTATCCACTCAGTTCCTGCACCAACTTTCTCTCTAATCCAGCTATCTTTATCAGACATAGCTGTTGCTAATAGTGCTAGTCCGCCCAATAGCAGAGGATTCGATAGTGCGCTGATTAGTGCGGTTAGTCCACTCGCCAGCCCGGCAAATAGTACTCCCATAATACCAAGAATTCCGCCGCGTCCCTCCTCTTGTTCCTTTTTGGTGACTATTGTGTTTTTCTTATTTCGATTCTCAAGATCATTCTCTTTTGTTGCTAGAGATAGTCTCTCTTGTTCATCGATTTGATGTTTTAGAGACTCTGATAGAATGTCTTTGATAGAAGATAGAGATGTTGATATCTCAGTTAATATGCCTCTCAGCCAATCCCAATTTTGTTTATTGTCTTGTGATGTTGTTCCGTCAGATTCGCTATCGCCTTTAGTTGCCCTAACTGGCGCCTCAGGCATATCGCCCATTGGAGGTTCTGGGTCACCAGGCTTTGTCTTTCGTCTGAGTCTTTCTAATCCAGCTTTTGCTTTTTGGCCGACAAACGAGCCCCCTTTGTATAGTCCGCTTGTAACCATATTTGCGAGCGGATCATCATCGAACATAAGTCCCGCAGCATAGTTGAGTTTATCTTCGAGAGCCATTAGTCATCCTTCTTTTTGTTTTGCCACTTATCATCGAGTGTGGCAAATCCAACATACGCACCAATAATCGACCCCATAGTTACATAGAACCAAGTAACTATTACTTCAAGAGCGTCCAGCTTTTTAGCTTCTATTTTGAATAGACAAGCGTAGGTGACTGCAAGAATAGAGAATATAGCAATATATGCCATTCGCCTTCTGTGTGTCCACCTATCTCGTATAATAGTCTTGGTTGTTTTATCCAGACTGTCATTCATCACTTCTGATTGCGCTCCTTCTCAAGAGCTTTCATGTGTTCTACGAGTAGATCGACGTAAATGTCCAACTCGTATGGAATCATGTTTTCAAGCTCTGTCAAAGAGTATTTATGATGCTGAACCAGAGAGAATTGCGTCTGGTAGTAATTCTCCAGATTTGTGTGGCCCAGCATTAGCCGAAAAAATCTTCTAGCTTCTCCAGTACATACTCATCTGCATAATCGCATGAGGAACATTGAATTGGAACGACAAGATTGAGTCTAGGAATCGTTTGGAAATACTTGTCTATCTTCTTGAATTGGTCAGACTTCAATGATTCCAAAAATGCAAGACCCTCATCGGTTGTCACATCTTTGGGTGAAGTGATGTTGTCTTTGTCATACACATAATCGACGCATTTCCAAATAATCTTTAGAAGATCATCAACCTCTTTTGATTGTTTTGCGGCTTCAAACTCGTCCATTATTTTTGCTTCTGGGTCTTTCAGTACGATGCCGACACTCTCTGTAAGCGCAATCTTTTTTTCATGCCCCTCAGGAAACACAATCTTGACTTGACTTATATCAACCGTCACTTCTCGATGCTTTTTACACTCTTCACATTCTGTGTTTGTTCGTGGTAGAAACCTAAGAGATAGCTTTTCGCCAATAGAAATTGAACGGAGCTTAATAATCAGATACTCAAGGTCATATATCGGCAGAGAGTCTACGTCAAAGTCATTAGACAACACACAGTTTGTGACAATCTGTTTTGTAGCATTAACAATCTCTTTAGAATCTTCTGATGCTAGAGCTGTTAGAAGAATCTTCTCTTCTTTGACTAAGAAGGATCTGATGATGATTTCCTTATTAGACGACGGTAGTGTTATGTGTTGTGTTGGTACATCGATTCTCGGCAGTGCCATAATTACTCCATAAAGTATCTTTCATGTATTTATGTATGCATACACACAGCTTATTGCTAGGTGAGATAAGATCAGATTGGGACTTTCCCGATTAAATCGCCAATAGCATCTTCTGGTCCTCCAAATATGGCAGGAATCAAATCATCCAACACACACCTAACGTGCGTATATGCAAATTCCACATCAAGAGTTAAGTATCCTTGTGTGTCTGATGAAGATAACTCCTGAGCGCCTATTCTGACGGGATATGCGTCTTGTAGGTAGTATGTGCTCAGAAGACTGCCCACTTCAACTAGAGGATTATTTGCTGTAGGACTTGATCCAACATCCGCAAGCTGTCCGTCTATCAATCCACTACCCGACATCTTTTTTATCACTATTGTTGATGTGTATTGATCGAAGTATTCCATGTAGTGCGAATCCGGCTTCTGTATGAATTGCATCCACATATCAAAGAATGTTCTCTCAATCATGGAGTTTGTGCAGATGAAGGACATTTTGAAAGTGTCGTGATTTATTGCATAAGGCATCAGTCTGTGCTGACCGTGCATTATTATAGGTGTAGTAGCAAATCCCTTGCCCGGAAGCGCAGTTTTTTCTGTCATCACAGAAAGATTTGCAGCCCCGGCAATAGACATTCCGTATTGTATAATCGCCCCCACAGGACTTCCAGACAGAATTGCAAATTCTGGAGAACCTAACATAGCAGCCGGAGGAGTTATCACCGTTATGAACTGGGTTGGAAGTGCCGGACCGCCAAGAATATTTAACGCAGCGTTCATGACCTTTGGAGTAAATGCGATACCGAAACTCATTTCTTCTTCCTTTTCTTAGTTCTCTTTCTTGATAATTTTCTGCTGTGTTCCCAAATCTTTCTTTTTTGAAACGCTTCTTCATTCTTAACTGACTTGAACTTTTCTGTCGGCAAAAATAGGGCAAGGTCCCAAAGGTGTGGGCTGATTATAGCCATGTTTGGTGACATATGTTTGTAAAGATACCGTTTTATACATGGTCTATAAAATCTCAATCCGTCTGTACCCAATAGCTGTGCATACTTAACTTTGATGACACGCTGAAAGTTCTTTGTACCTTGATATTTATAGAGAGCCTCCATGAATATGGCTCTATCTATTGGACGCAGATAGTGAAAATTTATTCCCAAAAACCCTGTCGAGTCCACATCCAAAGTTAGTACGAGCGGGTAAATATCGTAATAGTCGAGAGTGTCTTTGTGTTTTGGATCATACTTGAATGTTATTAGCTGTCCCGGAAACCTCAGTGTCGCCCTTCTGCGAGTTTCGTATGTCTGTAGTGGGTCTACTTCCCCCTCAACCTCGTCTCCTATTTTCTTTTTGTACCACTCAAGAGATTGTTTTGTTCTTTCGTTAAATGCGTGGGAATGCTCTTTCAAGTGATGTAAAAGTTTCAAAAATGGATGGTGGGGACTATCATGACCTTCGTCATGCTCTTCTTTATGTGATGTGTGTGATTCAAGAGCTTCTTTAGCAGTATCTACCGCTTCCGAACCCAAAGAAATGACTTTCTGCACTAGCGGATCGTTGCCGAATAGTAGTGCTGTAAGTTTCTTTAGGGACTTTAATTTCGATGTCATTCGTGTATTTAGTTACTTTCCAAGAATCTTTATGCCTAGTTGGCTGAGAGTGTCTTCGGTCCATACTTGAAATTGTGCGTTATTTTTGGATGCATAGTCGTTAGCTGCCTTCCATTTTGCTTGATTCTTGACATACGTTAGAACCTCAGTGATATATTGCTTTCTATCTCGCTTCTTTGTGGATTTTTGTTCTGGTGGTACTGTCTGTTTCTTTGGCTTAACTTCAACGAGATATGTTCTCTGATTGTTGAATGTTATTTTGAAATCGATGAAATAGCGATGAACTCGCCCATCGGTCGGACATAAATATGGAATGACTAACTCTTCGGATGACCATTGTACTATGTTTGAGTTAGAGTCGCACCAAAGCATTATCGAGAGCTCCCAAGATGATCGATAATACACCGACTCTGGGTCTCCTTTATATTTGTTTATATTTTTTAGCTTAAACTTTCCTTGGTACATATATGTCTGGATCTGGATATGCCGGTCTCATAAAAGAGTTGCAGGGACTTTTGACGAGCGGTGCTTTAATATCAAACAAAGATGGCAATTTACTTGACGGCAAAGAACCTCTTCAGTATCCTAATGATTTATTTGCACATGGCAAACAAGCCTTCATATTTTTTAATATAAGGCGCCCGGACGATGCGTTCGCTTCTAAAGGTGCCATCTGTCTTTATATGCCATCAACCATACGAGTTTCATATGGAGCAAACTGGGAGCCCTCAATGCTTCCCATTCAAAAGCTGATCACTACAGCCAGCACATACGGTAATAGTATATTAAAGTTAGTCGAAGGTGCTCAGAGTGCTGGCTCCGGAGTTGGCGACATAGTTAAATCTGTATGGGACGCC